ATCTTTCCCTAGCTTTATATCTAACGTTACCAGTCTCAAAATCACCTTCCATGGCAGTTTTGATTGGTGCACGAACCATGTGCTTCATTCCGTTAGGAACATCAGTCTTAATGAAGAATGCGTCATCATCAGCTAGGAAGTTGTTTACCACGTATCCTTGTGGGATCATTCCTTTAGATGCTAATGCATTTATATCATTATCAGCTGTTCCAACTCGATTAGCAGATTTCATGATTCTTTCAGCTATGAATTGTTGCGAAGAGTGAATAATTAGTTTCTGCCCTTTCGCTGCAATTTTCAAGCCACGCTCATCAGTCATTTTAGCAATGTCAATTACTGCTTGCTCTAATGAAGTTTCACTAAGGTCAGCTGGTGTAGCTAACTCGTTAGAGAAAGTTCCAGCTATTGTTGGGTGGTCAGTTGCACAAAGTGCTTTACCGTCACCGCCAGTAGCTGATGTGAACGCGTTGTCAAGAATTGACACAGCTTTAACTTGCTTAGTTTGAGCCATAGATCTTGCTAGTGCTTTCGTGTAACGAGTAGAGATTTTGTCGTACAAGTTATCTTCAATCGCTTCTTCAGTGATTGCGAACGCGAGAGCAATTGTCTCGTGTTGATATCTTGCAGTGAAAGTCTCTTGCGCGTTATCGTAAGCAACAGCTGAACCTTCTGACTTAACATTCGCTTTGTCGAAACCAGATAACATTACTTCTTCTTCAAAAGCTCTGTCACTGTTTTCTGTGTCATAGATTTCTGCGTGTTGGTTTTCGTAGTTTTTGTACTCAAGTCCGAATAATGCATTCAGACCTGGCTCTAGCTCTTTTGCTAGTTGTTGTCTTGATATAGCCATTTTTTATGTCCTCCTGCTATTATGCGTAGAAGTGTTCGTTAATTAGAACTTTGTACACTGCATTAGCTGATCCAACTTCTGATCTACCAGTTTTTCCAGAAAAACCGATAATCACTAAGTTAGCACCAGTACCAATGTCAGTAGAATCAAGTTCCATTGCACTTACACCCGTTACTGTTGACCCTGTGCCCACGACTACGTCTGCTGTTTGCATAACGTCAGTTTGTGCAGATGCGCCATCACCCTGTATTTCAAATACTTGGTGTGGATCATCATATACAAATGCGTCTGCTACAGCGCCGTTTCCGCTTGCTGCAGAGTTGTTTTTAAAAGTTGGTTTGTTAGTTGTTGCGTCGTCGAATTTACAACCCCAAAAAACACCAATGTTTGTCGTACCTGTTCCAGCTTGCTGGATATTGCCAGAGTCTGGCTGTACCATGTCGCCCTGGAAAATTGCATTAGCTTCGTTAGATGCAATTTTGTACTCATTGAGTTTTTGGTTAGCTCCTCCGCTGATACTTCCAACTGGGTTCAAACCAAATGCGGCGTCTATATTTGCCATATGTTTGTCCTCCTTAAAGGTTGTTTATATCAGTGGTCGAAATATCAAAATGCTATTTCTTTGTACCACCAAAAGTTACACGAGTCTGTCGATCTTGATTGATCGGCATACTTGGGTGCTGTTCCTTCAAGACATCGTTATCTAAAGCTTCATTACGATCGGCAGTCATTTGATTATAATATGCCTCTCTTTGCTTTGCGAGCTCTTCGGGTATCCTTGCCAGCACAAGGCCACCAACTCCTATAACACCTGAATACTTACCTGAATCTATTGACGGGTAGTCTTCGTTAGGGTATTCGTCAGCTCTGACAAATTCCCAACCAGATCTCATTTTACCGTTAATATTTTTGGAATCATCGTTCCCCATACTTTCGGTTCTAATCCATCTGTGCCTATATCCGTCGGGTGCAGGCGGTGCATCTAATGCTGATGGTGGAGTCCATACTTTAGGCTTTTCAGTTTTTGCCCGAGTTTGACTCGCGCGGGAAGTTTTATTGTTTGTTTTCTTATCCATATGCTTATACCTCCTTCGCGGCTAATTGTTTCGCATATTCTTCTAGCGGCACACCTAATCGTTTAGAAATAGCTACCTGTGATGGTGTGAGCTTCACAGTTTTTCTGCGTCCTTTTCCTGCCGGACGTTTAGCACTTGCAACAGTCTGAACCGGAGTCTCGACTGCAGATGTCTTATTTGTATCAAATTTGTGCGGGAATTCAAGTCTTATTCGTTTATCCACTTCAGAATAATATTCGTCTGATTGTGGGTCAAACCCTTCATCCTCTACAAGTTTTCTATGTATGTCAAATGCAGTGTAAGTCATAGCATTATCGGTACCAAACCAAGTGTTCTGAGCCGCCCAATTGTTGGCTTTTGGGTCAACTGGGGCTGCTTGCTGTATATCTTGAGCAGTTGGCATTTCTCGAGCCATCTGAGATATATTCTCAGCAGGCCTATCCGCGGGCCGCGCTGCTTGGATCTTTTCATTTTGTTGTTGGATATTTTTTAGTCTGGCTTCTTCCATAGTCATTTGAGATATGGTTCTTTGAGCTTCTATTTGAGCATCAACATCGCCTTCTGCTATAGCTTGTTTAAGTTTTGCTTTTGCAGAGTCTAATCCAGCTGTAACTTTTTGTTCCAGTTCACTTGTGTATTGACCGCCCAACTCCTCGTATCTGTTCTTCATTCGATCAGCTTGAGTTTTTATTTGTTGTGCGTAAGTAATAGCTTCTTCTTTTTGCCTTTCAGCTTCACGCATTTTACGTGTTAGCTTAGCTATTCTTTTGTTGACTCCTTCCGAGTATTCGTTGAGTTCATTTTTTTGAACATCAGACTGCTCTTCAGGTTCCGCAGGTGCGTCAGCGGGCTGACTACTGTCTTCACTAACTTCTTCAACTTGGATCTCCTCTTCTAGTGATTGTTCTGGTGCAGGTGCATCTAAATCAATCTCTGTTGTTTGTTCGTCGGCTTCACCGACATCTATTTTTAAATCGTCTTCTAGCATAGTTAATTCCTCCTATGAATTACATTGCGTGAATAAGATCTTTTGGATCGTCAATCGTTCCTAAAATCTCATCATCGTTTAACATTCTTATCTCTCCACCATCAATCTGCATACGTGATCCTGCATATCTTGCAAAAATCACCCAATCTTTTGGTTTACACCATGCGCCTGTTGGATATCTCTCTTCATCTTTGTAACAAAGTGGTCCCATTTTTAAAACATAACCAACTTGTACAGCTGCCCGTGCCCTATCCAAAGTTTCTTGTGCTATGATAATTCCGCCTTCACTTTTTTCCTTAACTTGAAAAGGCATAACTAACAAACGCCATCCTGTAGGGTCTGGTAATTTTTCTAAATTTGTTGAGGTTGTTTCTTTTTCCGCTTTCTTAGCTTCTTTTTTATACTTATTTTCTAATGCGTGTGACGTTGTTTGGGTCATCTTTATTTGGCTCCTTCGGTTCTAGCAGGTTAGAGAGTTCCTGATTTAATTGATCCGTCGCATGGATCTTTCCTATTATATATTTGTATTCTTCCATACTGTCAACACCCCCGTTTGCGATGGTTTGTATGAGGCTTTCCATGCTCGACTCCATGTGTCTTCTCATTCTGTAAATCACGTTTATTGGGTCTGTAGCTTCGGACATGTTTTTTCTCCTTATCTCCTATTTGTTCCCAGAACTCGTCAAGCGGGTTCTTAGGTTTATCTCCCCCCATTTGTCCCCCTAATGTAAAATTAAGTCAACCTTACTTTTTCTTGAAAATATCTGCGCCCTTAAGTCCGTATATTGATGCGACCACGCCGACAAACAGCGTCTGGTACCAGAAAGGGAGATTATTAAACTGTTCAAAGAACATGTGCAATTTCTCTTGTATCTGTGGATCATCACTAAAGACACTCCATATCAATAAAATCACCGGGGCACTTACGAGGATCAAAACGAACTCGTCTTTCCATCCTTTGTCGTTTGACTGTCTTACAGCTGCTTGATACTCGACTTCGCCGTTAGCCATTTTTTGTGCATGCAACATAGCTGCATCTGACTCGAGCATTTTACGCTGCTGTCTGTTTTTCATTATATGTGTGCCAGCGCCT